CTACATAAATAAATGCTGAATTATTAGTTGGTGCGTTTCCATCAAAAGGTGCTTGTGCATCTTCAAATAATACTGCCCCTCTACCTGCATCAAATAAATCATAAGGGTCATCTGAAATCATATCTAATCTTATTTGAAATGTTGCATCATAAATTGCATCTAAACTAAATGAATTTGCAAAGGCATATTCTCCAGTACTTGATATGTTATCTTCTTCTCCACCAGTATCAAAAAATAAACCAGTAGAATCTTTTGCATCAAATAATCCAGTTGCAGAATCAAACAATGAAGTTGTATCTAAAGTAATAGCTGGGTTGCCATCAGGGTCAGTAGTTAAAAATGTATTAGTATATGTTCCTGCGAATGTTGGCATTATTCTGTTATCACTCCTATTGATTCAAAGTTTTCTAATCTACTTACATTTGAGTATATTGTAGCTGGTTCAGCAGATTCATTTCCTAATTTATCTACTGCTTTAATCATTAATGCAAAAGGTGGTTCTAAAATATTAATAGTTTTAGAATTTGATTTTCTTCTAGGTACTTGAACTAAGTTAGTTGAGTTATTCCAAACTGCACCACTAGCAACTTTTTGATAACGTATTTCATAGAATTCAATGTCTAAATCCGTTACGGGTTGCCAAGATAATTCCATTTGATTTGAACCAACTAAACTTATAGCAAAAGAAGAAACATCAGATGGTGTAGCTGTTGCACCTATTACAAGTCTATTTGCTGTTACGAATGTTGATCTTACTCCTAAAGTATTTATTGCCCTTGCTCTAACTTGATAAGTAGCACCATCAATAGCATTTAATAAATCATAACTTAAAGCTATACCTCTACCAATAACTCTAAAGTCATCACTTACAGCATTTCCTTTTTTGTCTAAAGTTTGTTTAACTTCTACTTCGTACTGATCTACAAAAGCATCAGGAGATGCAGTTATGTCTACTTTTAATCTAGTTATACAAGTTCCATCATTATATTCAATTAGATCATCTGATAATGTTACTGCTGAAGGTGGGGCAACAGAAAAAGGATTTGGTAAAGTAGTGTCAGCAATAGCAGGTGCTTCTAATTTATTTTCGTAATCGTAAAATTCGTCTTGATGTTCTTCTAATCCAAGAGTTACTGTTGAATCAGAATTAATAGCTAAAGACATTACACGAAATGGTTTGGCTACAAAACTTGCTGTATCGTAAGTCGCTGTTACCACATCTCCTATACTAAGATTAAGTGCTTCAGCAGTTACAGTTACTTCTGCTTTTAAATTGTTTCTTGATCTCTTTAATATGTTCTCGCAAATTTCTTCAGCTTGATAAGGAGACGTAACTTGTATCATATCAACACTTTTCTCTAATAAAGTTTCATTATCTTCAGTCAGCATTGTTGAGTGTCTATCTGCTAATGCTAAATGTGAATCACTAAATGGTGGGTATGAAACTGTATCTGATTGATAATCTTTTTCTGGGTTTGAGAATGTTCCTATAACACGATTGTATTTTTCTGATTTACTTTCACCTTGTAATCTAACTTCACTTACAACATTGTCTTTAGTTAATAATAATTGTGAAGCACCTGAACCCTCAATAATAATTTTGTATTTACCTTGTGTGTAATTAAAGATTGCTCTCATAGGGACTAATAGTTCTCTAACATTATCAATTACTTTTTTCTCACTATCTAAGACTGCATTGGTTTCAAATAAGTTAATTGAACTTGCACTTGTATAAGGAGTTACTTGTGTGTCGCAGGTATTTGCAGAAGTTTTGAATGTTTCGTAATTACTTTCAAAGGCATCATTAGGTAATCCTTTTCCATATCTAGTATTTCTTAAATAATCTAAAAGAATTAAAGATGAGTTTGCAGAATAAGCCCAAGTAGAAGCTGTATCTTGTCTATGTGAACCAGAACCACCTTTAGTTGTGTCTAGTCTAGGGTCGTAAATCTTTTTACCTTTTAAAGTAACTCTAACTTCTGGCATACCATTAAAAGCATCTTGATTCCATTTGAACCTTAAAGCCAAATAAGCGATACCAGATAGTTTATGATCTGAAGTCCAGCTTGTAGTTTCGTCAAGCAAAGAAGAAGCTGATTGATTATCTAATCCAAAAAATGCCTGAATAGAAATTAAACTTGTGCTATCTTTATAAAAATTAGTATCTGAACTAGAAACACCTCTTAAAGTACCATCTGTTAATGCACCATCAAATGTTACTAATTTGTCATCAACATAAATTTCTTCTATGCTTTGGATTCCACTTCCACCACCTTCACAAAGTATTCCTGCGACATAGAGATATTGGTTATCTGTTCCTGAAGATTCTACAAATGTCCTAATTATCCCAACTTGTCTTTTACCATATACAACTGGAATTGGATTGTTATTAGAATCTTTATTTACAAGAGTACCTTTAACTTCATCAAAAGAACTTTGTCTTGGTGCTTTAGGTTTAGGTGCAAGTACATAACTTATAGCTGTAACTATAATTGTAGTTATAATTGCAGTAATAGTTGCTGGTTCTGCTTTATATAAAGATATTACTTCTTGGCTAATAGGATTATTAAATACAGCATTAATAAAATCAAATAGTAAAGCTGATACTAATACTGTTGTTGCAAATATTTTTTTCATTGATGTATGTGAAATGGTCGTTTAATTTTTTCTGATATTCTGTAAATGTTAAAATTATCATTACATCTAATCCATTTAACAGATTCATTAACTTCTATTTTTGGTCTAAAATATTCTATAACCCATCTCATTATTTGTTTAGCATTACTCTTTGCAATAACTCCTACAACCCAAATATTATTTCCTGACTTCCATTCATTACTTTTTAATTGTCCAGTAAGTTTGTATCTCTCCTGAACTGTATCACTTAAATAAGCCCAATTAGTATAACCAACATCTTCGTTTCCTATTCTGTGAATTTGATATTGGTCTAGGTTTAAAGATGGAGTAATCATTTCTGTTAATTGTCTATAAGTAAATTTATCATATTTAGGAAATTGTCTATACAGATGAACTATTCTATATATATCGTTCATTAAGCTGAACCCCATTTAATTTTTTGTGCAGTCTTACTTGCAAATTCCATTCCTTTGTCGTTAGGAAAATAAAGCTTCTGTGAATTTTCAGCAGTTCTTCTACCAGATACTTTTTCAAAATCTGCCCAATGAGAAGTTATAATAATATTAACAGATGATGTTGTTGCATTTTCTTCCAATGAAAAATTAGATATTCTTCCATCAAATAAAAGAAATGGGTCAGCTATTAATGCCTGACTATCATTTAAGAAACCTCTATAAACTTTTGCTACTTTGTTCATGTAATTGTTATTAAGTAATAAAGCTATGATTGTTTGATCTGCCCCTGAAAATTTAAGTGTTAATGTATTTACAGAAACGTCAGCAGTTTCTTGAACTTCAGAACTTCCTAAAAATAATGATGAAGCTGTGTATGTATTGCCATCATAACTTAAATCTTTGTAGTGATCTGTGTAATATGTTCCAGTACTAATACCTAAATAAATAAGTTCAACTGGATTAAGTTTGTTTGTGGCTATCTCGGCTATTACTCCAGCACTTAATGATCTTGTCATTACAATACCTCTATAAGATCAATTTCGTATTGGAAATAATTTTCTGTGCTTATATTAAATTCTTGAATATCTCCAGTTAGTCCAACTGTAAAATCTACATTAGAATAAATTAGAACTGCGTTGTCAGCTACGTTTGCTCTTAATGGTGGTTCAAAAGTTAATGTTCCTTGACCAGAACCATTAGATGATACATCTGCCATAACCATATAAACTTTTGCTTGTCCAGTAAATCTAAAATAATCTCCAGCTTTAAAAACTCCTGATGTGCTGTTAGCCATTCCATCTATTGCAACAGAAGTAACTCCTGCACTAATAGCACCATTTACAGATATAACTCCTGATGCAACTCCTAAAGCATCATCTATTGTTGGTGGCACATATTGGAATGATTCCATTTGTGATCTTTGTTTCATTACAAAAGCATTTATAGGTGCAAATTCTGCTCTAGTCAT